GTTGCTGAACCGCCGCTTAAAGCCAAAGAATTAGATAAACCGGCAAGGGTTATTCCGTTAGCCCCACTGGTAATACCGGAAGCATCAATACTTCCAACAGTTGTTGCGGCAGAAATAGTGACCGTGATCGCGGCCCCTAAAAAAGAGTTGTTGTCAAATATTGCAACATCCCCCGTGCCCGGAGTTGTGGCGGTTACGGTTCCACCAGACGTAGTTCTCCAAGCGTTTGTGCCATTCCAGTTTGCAGACGCTGGGGTTGTGTTACCCGCTGTTGAATTACCAACCCAGTATTTATTTGCCATAACAACTTCCCTTTAGGAAGCGACGGGTTAGGTCGTAACCAAGCGCAAGAGAGCAGTTGCAGCAGCGTTGGCGGGCATCGTGATGGTGATGTTACCGGCTGTGATGGTTTGAGAACCAAACGTGTGGACGCTAACCGCCTTGTTGGATTGGCTAGAGTTGTAGATTAGCACGGTATCAAACGCTGTCTGGATAGTTACGCTAGTCCAAGTAAAGCTTGCCGAAGGTGTCCAGTAACCTGTACCCGCTGTTGACGACGTGTTTGCTGACGTTGGTGCTGTTGCGTTTGTTACCGTGGCACCACCAGCCGTATAGCCTGTGCCGGATGTGTTTGTCACTTCTCCAGTAGTGGAGTACGCCGTGGTAGATGCGTTCAGTGTAGCAGAAGCAAAGTACAGAGCAGCTTTAAACGTATCTGCCGCCGTGGTTCCGCGTGTTGGAGCAACGCCAAAATTATGGGTAGCGGTCATCAGCTCGCTAAGAAACGAGGTGCACATTGATTGGGTATTGGCCATGATATGTCCTTAAAGAGTTGCGGTTTCGCCGACAGTAAACCCCGGCATTTGTTTCAGTGTTACGTGCGCAGACCGATGTACCAGTTCGCCGTCCAGCCAGTACTCAACCCAAGTTGTGTACTCATTATCATTGTCAACAGACCCCTCGCGTTTCTCAAGCAAAGAATCGTCCATTTCGCCTTTGGTGGTGTTAACAAGCATTAGGAACTCCGAATAAGTGCAGTGGTTGAAGTGTTGGTTGGCATTGTAATCAAGAACGTGGTTGTCGAGGTCTTGTCAGACCCAAAGTCAATAACCGCAATCGACTTGTTACCCTTGCTGGCATTGTAAATGAGAGCGCACCGCGCGGTAAGCCCTGCAGTCCATGAGGTGTTGGCAAAGTTAACGTAGGCCGTGTAACCAGAAGTTTCAACTGTAACACCTGTTACAGTATTCCCGCCAGCCGTATAGCCTGTAGCTACAACCTCATTGGCTGAGCTATATACAGTAGTGCTTGAATCTAGGTTTGCATTACCGGTGTACAGAGCAATTTTTAATGTATCTGTAAGCAGGTTATGCACAGCTTGATACAGCTCCGCTTTAAAACTCGTGGTTTGACCTTGAACAATTGCCATGTTATGTCACCACCGCTTCAAATGTATTGGACTTGCGCACGTTGTCTGCTCCGGGTATTACTTGTAGATTGTAAGGCGTGTGAAACCCAGAGACAAGTTTTCCTTGTAGGGGAAGCACGTGGTCTACATGCCAAGCAAACCCAAAAAGTTTTGTCCGCAGCGCGGCAAGCTCGTAAGCCTGCTCAATCATCCAATGATCGTCGGCTGTAAGCCATTTTGGTGTGCGGTTGATTTTTGCTAACCGACGTTTGACTGTATGTGCGTTAACTTTGCCTTTGTTATTGGCTTTAGTTTTTGTCGCATATAGCTTTACTTTTTCTGGATTTTTTGCACTCCACGCAACAATAGTAGCGCGGCACCTATCTTTGTTTTCTTTACGATATTGGGCGTCGTACGCAATTTTTTCTTTGTGTTTTGAGCCTCCGGGTTTGCGCTGTTCCGCAATTTTTAAATTGCTTTTTTTTCTATTTTCTTGTGTTTTTTCTGGGTTTGCTGCCCTATTTTTGCGTAATAACTCACGTGCACACTCTACACATGCGCCAGAAACCCAACGAAACCCTTCTAACTCTGGATGTTTAGTGCAAGCAGACCCGTAGCACTTATTTAAACCCAGTGCTTTAGCTTCTTGGCGCGTATGCTGCGTCATGTAACCGCCTGCCTGTATTGGCCGGTTCTATAACTGTCGGTTCGCTCCATTCCATCACCCAGACGTTTAGCAAGGGCTAATGCCTCTTTGTATTTTGCGTCAATGCCCATAACAATATCAGCTTCGCCCTTCATGTAGGTATAGGCTTCCACCAAGGAGCCATACAAAAGCACGGAGTCAAAGTTGTCGCCCAGCCATGTAGTCGTTGCCGTAGTGATCGACTCGGGGTAGTAGAAGTAGTGCAGTTCTACAGAGTACGTGGTATCAGGCGTAGGGCCAAGAATGAAAGACAGCTCCGTAGTCGGAACCCCTGCGCTTGTAGTAGGTCCAAACAATGCATAGTACTTGGGTAAGCCCGTGCTTGTAGGGGTAGGGTACGCTTCACGAATGAAGTTTACGTCTTTATTCAACAGGTACGTGTACGCTCCGGTGCCGTCGATGACAGCCAAAGAGTAGGGTGCCAAGAAGTCAACGGGGCACGATAAATACTTGTTGCTTACAGTTACTGAACCCGTCACGTTTTTACGCAACGAGGGGAACTGAATCGTGTTATAGATGCGCTGCTCTGCCTGCGTAATGAACGTATTCATCGCAGTTGTCGGAAACGTATTCTCCGTATAAGTGGAGATCGCTGTGACTAGAGCAGCGTAGTTCATGCCATCGGACCTCGAGCCATCACGCCTTTAGTAGCGCAACCGGTACCACGAATTTTAATACCATCAGTCTTGGTTGGCTCGTTGCCAGTGGACTTGCTGAACCGGCCTAGGCTGATGTCCAGAGTGTCAAGCTTGCTGTTATTGGTAGGAAGACCGGGGTTAGATTCTGCACGCACCATCTTGCCAGACATAGTGTGTGGCTTAGCGTACAGACTCGCCGGGCCAATTTCTTTGCCCATCTTTTTCATGCTTTGTGTGGCCATGATTAACCGCCTTTTTGGTTGGCAACACGTGCCAGATTACGCCCCATTTTCAGGAGCGATGCATCGGAGACGCCAGCGCTTTTCTTGCCACCTGCGGTGGCTTTGGCGTTGGGGCCGCTATTGGGGAGGACTTTAGCATCGGTTTTGCCTTTCGACACGATACCGTCTGCTGCTTTTGTGTATGCCATGATTTACTCCTATGAAACCGTTACGGTCACTGTGCCTAGGCTTGCAGTCGCCACCAAGTTGTTCGGGGTCAAGACCGCATCAAAACCTGAAGAGCCGCCAATCGGCCCCCAGCCCCACTGAATATCCCTAGAGCCGCCGCTATTGTACCCATCTGTCATCGGGCCTGCCACTAAATACGTAGTGTCATTACGCGGGTTGCGCACAGCTTGCGGGTCGTCTACAGGAAAAGTTCCCAACATCAGTTGGGGATGGTCCGGGTCCCAGCACTGTTGGCATACCAGCAGGTTAAAAACCCGTTGCTTCTGTACTTCTTTCTTCAGCTCAGTCAGCTTGTAGCGCTGCCCGCAACGGTCGCACATGGCGACCGCATTTTTGCCGGAAGAAAACCGATTTCCCATATCTTAGTTGATGAACATTTGGCGCGGCACAAAACGCACCGAGGCTTTTTCGCGGTCTTCTTCGCTGGCCAACTGCCATGCTTCATCGTACTGTTGTTTCAACATCTCGGTGCGCTGCAACCCATTTGGTACTTTAAGCGACAGGTAGTATGCCAGTCCGGCCACCATGCAAGGGATGAAACGAAACGGGACGTCCATCGTGTTTACGCCCGTACCAGCGTCATCAATTCGGCGCAAGCGCCAGTACACAAACGTGTACGTCTGGGAGCTGTCCGGCACCGGCCAAACGGTAACGCGGGGGGTTTCCTGACGGCGCTCAATCCAGACCTGAATAGGGCGGGCTTGCTGCAGTTTATTGGGGATGGTGGCGTACGTGGACACGCTGATGCGTGTGATGGTCAAATCGGCCTGCGTAGACGCGTTACCGGCACCGGTGCGGATCACATGCTCCAACAAGTCTACGGTGTCGGAAGGCAGGTCGTATGTAGCTTGGCCGGGGATCAATGTGATCGACCCTTGCTCAAAAGTCCACATATTTACGCCACGGTTGGCCCAATCCGCAAACAAGAGGTTCAAAGACCGGCGGGCAGTCTTTAAATCATAGCCAGAGCGCAGTTCGGAACCCGTGCGCTCAAACGCTTCCTCCACCAGTTCGGTGAGGTCTAGGTTAAACGCAGTGGTTCCAGAGACAGCCATGATTACTTCATGCCTTTAAGGGTTTCGGCGAGGCGAGCGCGTTGCCCCATCTTGCCGGGTTTTTTCGCAGCCGCTGCCAGTTTTTTGGCGGGGATAGGTTTGTCGCCTTTAACACCAAGAGAAGCGCGTAGTGCGCCGGGTTTCTTGATCGCTTTTTGAATCCACTTCTCGGCCATTATCTATACCTCGCTGTTTTTGCCGCCACCTTGGGCGGTTGTTTAACAAACTGTTTGCCTGCTGCCTTTCCCGCACGCTTGGCACGGGTTGTAGCCGCATACTCCGCCGGACTCAACGCTTCGATGGCCGCTTTGGGCAAATAGCGCTCGCCCGTCTTCGACGACGGTTTGCCGGACTTGGTGCGCCATTTCTGGTCAGTCCAATCCTTGAGCGACTTCTGCGGAGCTTTCACATCAATCCGTATATCCGCCGCCCGCTGCCTTGTACTTCTTGGCCACCAGTTGCGCTTTTCTCGCGCTCCACTGGCCTGCACCGGTACCCTGCGTTGCTGCGGCTTTAACTTGACTCACAATACGTTTGCGGAGGCTGGGCTTCGTGTAGTTTCCTGCAGCGTTAACCCCGCCTCCCTTGGCCATGCGTTTGCCGTTTGGTATTTTTGCGGGGTTTATGTCCCCCATACCACGGCTGGCAATCATCGTACTTTACCGCCCATGCAGAACTGCTGACCACGGGTTTTACCGCGTTGAGCAATACCGTCAGCCGAAGAACGGAATGTACCGCCAGCAGCCAGCTTCAAAGTTGTGCCTTTACCGCCTTTGTGTTCTTGAGCATCATGCTGTTTGAAGGCTTTTTTAATCATGGCTTTGTCTTGAGCCATGTCGGTCATACCGCCTTCAGCCATCTTCTTGACGCCACCGCCGCGCTTCATACCCATCATTTGCTTTTTGTCCAAAGCCATATCCGCTTTGGAGCCCTCGCGCATGCCTTTTTTCTCTACGTCCTTACCGGACTTTTCAAACATTTTCATTTTGGAATTCATCATATCGCCACCTTTAGAAAATTTGCGGCCTTTGTCGGCCTCGTTGAAATCTTTTCCCACGGACTGTGGGATTCCTACTTTTTTGGCAAACGCAGGGTTATGCGCTATTGCCGCCATGAAATTATGCTGTTTTTTAGAGCTACTCGGCATCGGGTTTTCTCCAACGAATAAGCTCCGAAAAAGGTTTGCCGGTCAACATTTCCACAATGCGCATCGAAGTCCACACTACGCTAAGCCCTGCGGCCAATGCTGGAAGTACCTGCATAAGGGTTCCAAGTGCTGTGGCAAGAGATACCCAGTCAAGGACTGTTTTAACTGTGTATTGATGCTCAGTCATATTAGCAGTTCCACGCTCTAAGGCTCTTGTTTATACGCGAGTTCGGATCGTTTGCGGTCTTCGCGCTGGTAAGTTTCTTCTTCATACCGGTCATTCTCGCGCAGAAGGAGTCGCGCCTGCTTCCGCCTTCCGGCTGGGGAGGCTTCAAATTCATCCCTTGTTTTTTGGCTGACGCGCGCCCCTTGGCGTTCAAGCCACCCTTGGGGTTTTTGCCTTCCTTGCGAGTCCATGCAGGTGACTTAGCCATACTGAATAGTCTGAAAAGAAATGTTGGTCACAACCGCGTAAATGCCGTTTTGAGCCAAAATGCCTTCGCCAGAAAAAATAGCTTGGAATGGTTGCACAGCGGTTCCGGTGTTATAGCTGGTCAGCCATACGCCCGTAGAATAAACACAGTTTGTGCTAGTAGCAATTGTTCCGGTGTTTAAGTCCGTCAAAGTAAACGTGTTTGCGTCAACCACAGTTATTTGGTAGTTACCCGCAACTGCTGAAACACCAGAAGCTGCCGCAAAAGTAATGCCTACTGTCTGCCCTGTGGTTAAGCCGTGCCCTGTTTTTGTGACGGTGACTGTGTACCCAGAACGTCCGTAAGTAGCCGATACCGGGGCAGTTAAAGTGTCGAACAAGTCAATGCTACCGGCGGTGCCAGTACCAAGATACGCCAAATTTTTTAGTCTGGAACGCGCAGCAACGAGTAGTCCCGTGCCGCTGGAGTGCGATCCTTTGACATCATATTGCATCGTCATAATCAATCTCCTAAAAAACAGGGGCCGAAGCCCCCGAGACTAATTACTGTTGGTTGGCAGGTTGTGCTTGGTTGCCGCTCGAATCACGTACAGCGTATGTAATCACGATGGTGGCAGCACCGGTGGTCAAAG